CGGTCACTTTGGCGAGGTTAGAGCGTTTCTAATCAAATATTATGGAGATGCCACAGGGCAAGACATCGAAAAGCCACTTGATACAGTTACATCCAGAGATAGATTTGGACTTGTGACTATTGAGGGTGTAGATTACCAGATTGTGGACATAGGATTGAGGATGCTTGAGCCGAAAGAACTTTACGGATGCCAGGGATTCCCAGACGATTACATAATCGACCATGACTACACAGGAAAGACATATCCGAGAAGTGAGCAGGTCAGAAGAT